ATTTACTGATGAAGAATTACAACAACTACAAGAAGCACTCAACAACGAAATGTCTGTAAGAGCTGCCGCTAGAGATATTCTTGGTAAGGAATCTAGAGAGAGTTCTATTAGGAATGCTATTAAGAGAGGTGAGCTTAGTAGAGGAGAGCCTACTAAGAACCCTACTGAAACGTTTAATGTCCGTACTGTAGATACTAAAGAGTATGACAACTCAAGTGTTCTTGTAATCAGTGATATGCACATACCTTATCAACACCCTGATGCAATTGAATTCTTACAGTACCTTAAGGATAAGTATCAACCCACAAGGGTTATCTGTACAGGTGATGAACTAGATAAACATGCTCTGAGTTACCATGATAGCGATCCAGACTTAGCCAGTGCAGGGGATGAACTTAAGAAGAGTTTACCTACTATAGCAACTCTTAAAGAAATGTTTCCTGTAATGGACTTGATTGATTCTAATCACGGGAGTATGGTATGGAGAAAAGCTAAGACACATGGTATCCCTAAACACTACATTAAAAGTTACAATGAGGTACTTGGTGTAGATGATGGCTGGCGATGGCACTTTGATTTAACTATTACATTACCTAATGGGCAGAAATGTTACTTCCATCACGGTAAGACCTCTCAAGTGTTACGCCTATCACAGCAGATGGGTATGTGTGCAGTACAGGGGCATTATCATGAAACGTTTGGAATCTCTTACTGGGGCAACCCTACAGGACTCTATTGGGGATTACAGTGTGGGTGTTTGATTGACGATAAATCTCTTGCATTCAGCTATAATAATGTTAATATTAAGAGACCTATCATTGGTACGGCAGTAATTATCAACGGTCAACCTATATTAGAGCCTATGGTATTGGATGACAATGGTAGATGGTTATACCGTAAAAGCTAATATCGTTTAACATTAAAAGCTAGACAAGGATGTTCTATTAGGATACACTATGAAGATTAGAATACATTACGATTTCAAAGATGTTACAGGTGTTGGTGATGTAAAAGTTACTAACTTGGATGGTACGGATGTTACAGATAGTTTTATAGTTGAACCCTATATTTGGTGTACTTTTTTAGATAAAAACTTGGAGGTATAGATTTGAATGCAGAACAACAATACCTAGAGATAGGTAAGCGTATAATCAAAGAGGGGGTATGGGTTGAGAATGAACGTACAGGAAAACGATGCCTTACAATCATTGATGCCAGTATGGCTTACGATGTAGGGAATAAAGAGTTCCCTATGTTATCAACTAAACAGTGTTTCTGGAAGAGTGCTGTAGCTGAGAAGACTGGATACTTAAGAGCATACACCTCCGCAAAAGACTTCAGAGAGCTTGGCACTAAGACTTGGGATATGAATGCCAATAAGACTAAAGCTTGGTTAGATAACCCGTATAGGAAAGGTGTTGACGATATTGGTCTTGCTTATGGCGCTGTAGGTAGGAACTTTGGAGGTATTGACCTTCTAGATGGTATCTACGAGAAGTTATGCAAAGGTATTGATGATAGAGGGTTGATACTTACCTATTGGAAACCTGATGAGTTTCATAAAGCTTGCCTTAGACCTTGTATGTACTCTCACCATTTTAGCTTACTAGGTGATACACTACATTTGACATCTACACAGCGTTAACTTGAGCGCCCTTATGTAGAAATACATATTGAATAACTTTACTAAACAGGGGAACTCTCATTGAGACAATCCTGTACTAAATTACATAAAATAATTGACAGTATTGTATATGCATAGTATACTGAAGTTTTCATTTCCAGAGAGGTAAATATGAATTACATATACATGATATCCAATATAAACAACGGTAAATTTTACATAGGCTCTACCACACAGTACAAGAAGAGGTTTTCAAGACATAAAGAAACTCTTAAACTTAATACACACCATAATAAAACTTTACAAGAAGATTACAATACTCATGGGGAGGAAGCTTTCTCTTATATCTTACTAGAGGAGTTACCATGTGAAGAATCTTTGAGGTCAAGAGAGCAAGACTATCTTGATATGTATTACGAAAGTGGTATACTTTATAATATATCTAAACATGCTACCTGCGGAGACTTACTCTCGTACCATCCTAACAAAGAGGATATAGTTAGCCGTATATCTGCAACTTTACTTGAGAAAAATAGTAAGATGACAGAAGCGGAAAGGAAAGAACTTTGGGGTAAGAACGGCGAAGAAAATGGTATGTACGGAAGAACTCACACAGAAGCTTCTAGGAAAAAGATATCTGAGAATATAAAAAGGTTCTACGAAAATAATGAATCTTATAGGAAAGGTAAAACTTTTGAAGAGTTATTTGGAGAAGAAGAAGCTATCAGGTTAAGAAAGAATCTAAGTGATCATGCCAAAAACCGTACAGGTAATAAGAACCCTTTTTATGGTAAGACACATACTCCTGAAACAAGAGAGAAGTTATCTAAAATACACACAGGTAGAAGTAACCCTAGTTGTTGGAAAGCTGTGTCTTGTGAAGGGGTAGTGTACGAATCTATAAGTAAAGCTGCAAACCATTTTAATGTCTGTGGCGGGACCATAATACACCGTATCAAGAGTAAAAATTACCCAGATTATTTTTATGTATAAATGTGCAACGACTATCGAAAGCACGCATAGCGTAGTAAGTAGAGTAGGCTTCAAGTGAAGTCGAAAAGTAAAGAACCTTAACAGGTAGTGCTGAAGGTTGTGATATAGTCTAATCTGTATGGTGACATACAGCAGTTCATAAGAGAACGTACCTAGAGTAACGAACTAGGTAGAATATAATGTCAGTAGATGTACCATTAGGTTTACCTTTTAATATGTTACAGTGTTATTTCTTGTTAGATGCAATGGCTAAGGTTACAGGACATAAAGCTGGTAAAGTTTTCCATAAGATGGTTAACGTACATATCTACGAAGATCAGTTAGACCTACTTGAAGAACAACTAAGCAGGAAACCTTTAACGAAAGCTGATGGGTTTGATCCTAAGTTTGAATTACCAGAAGATTTAACTTACGAGAAACTACTTACAACGTTTACTCCTTCAGATTGTACATTGACAGGGTATAAACATTTAGGTAGAATAGATTACCCCTTTAGTGAATGATACAACAAGAGGAGAACCGTTATGAAACTCATTACAAAAAGGTCAACGTATAAGAAACCAACCACAGCAGACCTCTACATGAGGAACCTTAAGACGTTACACAAGTTGAAAGTCCTTGTAGATAGAATCTATGCAGATGAACATTTAAAGCAACCAGAACTATCTACAGCTTTATTTGATTCGTGTGATGACCTAAAGGAAACAATTAGAACTATCCTCTACCTACAAAGAGCCAGAAAGGAGAAATCTTAATGGATGCAATATTCGCAAGTGGTCTTAACGGAGAATTTGGTTTTGAAGGTAGACTGCCTTGGGATCATATACCAGAAGATATGAAGTTCTTTAAAGAGACTACTATGGGGAAGGTATTGGTCTGTGGGAAGAATACTTATGAGAGCCTGCAAGTATTGCCACCCCTAAAAGGAAGAACTCTTGAGTTAGTTTCCCGTAGAGATGATATCTTTGAAGGTAATACCTCTGATAGTTTGATTATCGGAGGAACTTCTCTTTTAACTGTTGACAATCTTAAGAAATGTGATACAATCTACCATACACTTGTCTTAGGAAGCTTTGAAGCTGATACGTTTATCAATGAAGAAGTTATCGAGTATCTTGAGACCTTGAAAGATGAAACTATAATGGTTACTGATAATATTGTGATTAGTAAGTATACTAGAAAGGTAGGCACATGAAGATAGAAAACTGGCAGAGAAGGTCTTTCAAGCGCTCTCTTAAGTGGAATGCCTCTTGCTATGAATATTATTGTAAGAGAGATAGCCATAGAGAGTGCATAACAATCTTCAATGGGAGTAATTACAGTTGGAAGAAAGTTATAAGACAGTCTGAAAAAGAACGACAACGTATTGACTATTACCGTAAGATTGACTACAATAGAGATACTTCACTGTGTATTATTAGGGTGAACCGTGTTAAGAGTTATCTTGCTAGAAAGAGACTTAAGAGATTATTAGAGGAGGGGAAATAGAATATAGCTAAGGTTTATCTTAAAGAAGATGGTGCAGAATATTGTTATGAATTAAGTGTCTCCCTTTAAGATAGGTTTTCCATTTAACGCATAGAGGGGAGAGAACAACCATGAAGAAGTATTTAGCTTTCAGAGATAAAATCCCAATGGAAGAGTGCGATTTACATTACATACCAACGGGTATCATCTGTAACACTTCAGAGGTGATCGAAAAAGGTTGTCGTAGTTTGAAAGATTATAGTGTAATATATTTTGATGTACAAGGTAAGTGCTGTAGTGAGTGGCGAGGGGTAGAGGAAGTAGATGTATTCACAATATCGGAAGAATCTTGGGAGCAGATAGATCGTAAAGCTAGGGATGCAGAAGATACACCTTACATCAAGGAGAACAACTATGACAGAACGCACTAATGATTACAAAACCTGTTTAGATACCATCTACTTGTTACAAGAATTAAAGTACACCGTTAAAAGCATTACTGGTGATGGACATAATTTTAGGTTATACCATAACCAAGAGGGAGCCTAAAACATGAACAATGATTTAATGTTCTCATCTAAGGATCAGAACTGGGCAACCCGTATTAGCACATTCAAGGATATAGAAAGTAAACTCAATAGACAATACTTAATAGATCCATGCTGTGAAGAACATACTGCTAAGTGTCCTAAGTATATCACTAAAGAGGATGACCTATTCAGTATAGGTGATCTAAGAGAACATTTTGATATCGAATCTTCTGATGAATTGCAAATCTTTATGAACCCTCCTTACGGTAGGGTACAGTTTAAGTTTGTAAATTACGTTAAAAACTTATGTGAACTCGATAGTAAGTTGATCGTAGATGTATTAATACCCGCTAGGACCGACACACGGTTATTTCACGAACTAGTGTTACCATATGCAACAACTATTAGGTTCATCCGAGGAAGACTTACGTTCGGTACTGACGCTTATTGGGAGTATATGTGGAAGACAGAATACTTAGAGAATGGTAAGAAGAACTCTCTATACGGTAAACACGGTAAGACGAATCCTGCTGCTTTCCCTTCTATGGTGGTTAGCTTTGGAGAAGATAAACCTTTAAGTTATGAAACTTTAGAGTTGACTAAAGCAGGTTATCCTGATATAGTATTGTAAAATTAATTAAGAGAGAGTGTTCTATGAGTTTAACTAAATGTCCCCTATGTAGAAAGACCTTTGATGAAGATGATCCTGACTTCTGCTACCCTATGACAAGACCTGATGAAGAAGGTAATCAAAGATGGTGGGCAGGTTGTACAGAGAGTTGTGGTAAAGGTTTTGAAGGAGATAGCAAGGAAGAGGTAATGACTAATTGGAATACTCTTAAAGAATTACATAGTAAGTTAACATATTAAATAGGAGACTAACATTGAGTAATATTAATTGGAATGAAGCACCAGAAGGAACCACACATGCAGATTGTGAAGGGCACTTCTACTCTATTATAGTGGTGGATGGATTAAGAGATGAGAACTTATGGGATAGTAATTATGGCGGATGGCTTGGAGTAGATTTAACAGTAAAGAATCTATTCGAACTAATCCCTATCAGAGATTATATGTGGTACGATAAAGGTACTGTGATGATGTACCCATGTAAAGGAGAGCAATTCTTATGGAAGAACCAAATAGCCACAACCTTAGCAGTGACTTCCGAAGAGGATCTAGTATTCGAAGTGGAGGGCGAGGTACATACTTTAGGTCTACTATCTATGCAGTACATCCAACCACTACCGTCACCAACACAGTTAGCAGCACAGGCAGAGAAAGAGCTTAATAAAGAACTCTATGACTTGATTACTAAACGGGTGGTGAGTGGTAAACGTGATAGAGGACTAACTCCAGAACAAGTCTTTGAGAATTTATATTCTGAAGGGTATCGTATTTGTAAAGTAGAACAATAACAACAAGAGGTAAATTAAATTGAACGATGGATTAAATATTTTTAGTGCTTCATGGTGTGGACCATGTAAGATGTTAAAGGCTACATTAGACTCTAAGGAGATCCCCTATACAGTAGTGGACGTAGATGAGCAATCCTCCTTAGCAGCTTCCTATAACGTAAGAGGTGTCCCTACATGTATCTATGTTAAAGATGGTGTTGAGAAGGAACGCTTTACAGGAGTAGCTAAAGAGAATATCACTAAAGCAGAAGAACTGGTTAAGAATCTATAAGAGGTATTATGAATGGAAGATATCTACGTAACTAAACGTAAAGGTGTGCGTGAGAAGTTTAATGCTGAGAAGATTAATGAGGTAGTGGAGAACTCGTGCTACGGTCTTAAAGGTGTATCTGCAAGCCAAATCATTATGAATGCTCACTTGCAATTCTATGATGGTGTTAAAAGTGAAGATATTCAGAAGATGCTTATTAAATCTGCGGCAGACCTTATCACAGAATATGCACCTGATTATTCTAAAGCAGCAGCAAGACTTTTAGTTTTCCATATCCGTAAACAAGTCTTTGGGCAATATGACTACCCAGACTTTTACGAACACATTGAAGAGAACGTTCTCCTATTTAAATATGATAAGGAAATCCTAGAAAAGTATAGTAAAGAAGAGATTGATGAGTTAGGTGATTATATTGACTCTGAGAGGGATTGTGAGCTACACTATGCTGCTATGGTTCAACTGGATAGCAAATACCTTGTACAGGATCGTAAGTCAGGGCAGAAGTTTGAAGCACCGCAGCAATTATTTATGTTAGTAGGTATGTGTCTATTCCAAGAAGAGTCTGAAGATATTAGATTACAGTATGTTAAAGATTTCTACGATGCAGTGAGCCTTAATAAGATTTCTTTACCTACACCTATTATGGCAGGCGTAAGAACACCTACTAGACAATTCAGCTCATGTACTCTTATAGATGCTGATGATAACCTATCTTCTATTAATGCTACTTCTAGTGCAATTGTTAACTACGCATCTAAGAGAGCTGGCATAGGGTTGAATGGTGGTAAGCTCAGGTCTTTAGGTAGCCCGATTAGAGGCGGCGAAGCAGTACATACAGGCGTTATTGGATTCTATAAATATTTCCAAAGCGCTTTGAAGAGTTGTTCACAGGGTTGTTTTAGCCCCTCCCTGTAGAAATACAGGAAAGATAATACATTGAATTGCTGGAAACTCTCGGTAAGTGTACAGTAGGATACTAGATGGTGACATACTAGCGAACCCTAAAAATCTGTACAATAGAGACAATCAGCAGGGAAGGCTCTATAGTTAACTTTCAAATAGGAGGTTACTATGGAAATATGGTTAACAATCCCATTCGAGGATCAGTATGAAGTGTCTGATCTCGGAAGGGTACGTAATAAACAAACTAAACATATAAAAAGTTTAAGATATAACAAAGGTGGTTACTTGAGGGTGACCTTATATCCTTCTGGTAAAACTTACGCTGTACATTCTTTAGTTGGTAAGGTGTTTTTGCAAGAGTTTTATAGAGAAGGTTTACAGATAGACCACCTTAACAGTGTCCGAGATGATAACAGGCTTTGTAATTTAGAATGGGTAACTGCTAAAGAGAATACCAGACGCATAAATAAAAGAGCTGATGTTAAAGGTATGAAGAACCCTTGCAGTAAAATAACAGAGCAACAAGCCTACTATATAAAGTACACTTTTGATATACCTAATAGTGTGATGTGTAGAGAGCTTGGATTATCAAGAAGTATCGTTGAAAAGATTAGAAATAGGGAAAGGTGGGTGCATATAATCGACCCAGATCTTGAATCTAAATATATCAACGGTGAAATAAAATATAAAAGATTAGTTTAGTTAACTATAGAGCAACCTTCAACGACTATCCCTGATGGGAGTAGAGTGTAAGTTTATGACACTCGAAGTGGTGTACACCTTAGTATTATATTTAATATAGGTGAAGATATAGTCTGGTCTTTATGGAGACATAAAGCTGCAACAGGGAGTTGCGGTCTAAGAGTTACGAACTTAGATGAACATAACGGCAGTACGAGGAGCAAGTGCTACATTATACTACCCTTGGTGGCATCCTGAAATACAAAGTATGTTAGTTTTGAAGAATAATAAGGGTACAGAAGAGAACCGTGTACGTCATATGGATTATGCGTTCCAAGCTAACAAATTCTTCTACGAGAAAGCTCAAAACCAAGAAGAAGTTTATTTATTCAACCCTAGTGATGTAGAAGATATGTATGAAGCTTTCTTTGGAGATCAAAAACTCTTTATACAACTGTACGAGAAATACTCTCAAGACCCAGATAAAGTTTGTGGTAAAGTTAACGCCTATGAGTTACTGGAGAGTTTTGCAGATGAGAGAGCTGCTACTGGGAGAATATATCTTCAGAATGTAGACCATACTAATGATTACAGCCCTTTCAATGTAAAGTATGAAGGTAATGTTATCAGGATGTCAAATTTGTGCCTAGAAGTTTGTCTTCCAACTACACCTCTGAAAAACATTGAAGATTTAGACGGTGAGATAGCTTTATGTACCTTAGCAGCATTTAATCTTGGCAATCCTACGTTGTTTGAGGATCTACCTTGGTTATCCAGACTAATAGTCAGAGCCTTAGATAACCTATTAGACTATCAAGATTACCCTGTGAAGGCTGCTGAGAAGAATAAACTAAGACGTACATTAGGTGTAGGTGTTATAAATACAGCATACTACCTTGCAAAGAATGGTTTAAAGTATTCAGATGGTAGTGGTAATAATCTTATACATGAAACCTTTGAGAAGATACGTTACAACTTATTAAAAGCTTCTTGTGATTTAGCTAAAGATAAAGAACCTTGTAAGTGGTTCCATAAAACTAAATACGCTAAAGGTATATTACCTATAGATAATTATAAGAAAGAGATTGACTTGTACCATACACAAGAGTTAACATGTGATTGGGAATCTCTAAGAGAAGATATTAAGAAGTATGGTTTAAGAAACTCAACTACTATGGCTTTGATGCCTTCGGAAACATCTAGCCAAGTATCTAATGCTACTAATGGTATTGAGCCACCTAGAGGACTTACTACAACTAAATCTTCAAAAGATGGGGCGTATAAACAAGTAGTGCCTGATGTATTAGATTACTGGTTAGATTATGAAACTGTATGGGATATTCCTGACAACAAAGGGTACTTAACATTATGCGGTATCATGCAGAAATGGGTAGATCAAGCTATCTCAGCTAATACTAATTATGACCCTTATAAGTTTGAGAAGAATAAAGTACCTCTACAGTTAATATTAGAGGATTTATATTATGCTTATCATCTTGGATTGAAAACACTTTACTATCATAACACACGAGATGGTAGTGGAAAAAAATTAGATGACGAAGACGGTGGTTGTGAATCTGGCGCGTGTAAGTTATAAGGAGAAACTATGACAATTTTTAACCCTAAAGTGTTTGACACCACTAAGCAGTATATGTTCTTTGGTGAGGAACTTAATGTAGCTAGGTTTGACAAGCAAAGATATGAGAAGTTAGAATCTTTAACTGAGCAACAGCATGGTTTCTTCTGGAAGCCAGCGGAAGTGGATATCAGTAGGGATAGATATGACTTCAATCATAAACTTACAGAGCATGAAAGAAAGATTTTTATATCTAACCTACAGTATCAGACACTATTAGATAGTGTACAAGGGAGAGCGCCTACTCAGGTGCTTCTTCCAATCTGTTCCTTACCTGAGTTAGAAGGGTGGATAGAGGCTTGGTCTTTCTCTGAATCTATACACAGTAGGTCATATACGCATATTATTCGTAATGTATTTGACGACCCTAGTAAAGTGTTAGATGAGGTACTGGTTACACCAGAGATCCTAGAAAGAAGTAAGACTGTAACTAAATATTATGATGAGCTAGAAGAGAAATGCTTAAAGTACCGATTAGGTATGGATGTAGATATTAAAGACTGTAAAGAAACTTTATTGAAGTGCCTATTTAGTGTGTACTGTTTAGAACATATCCGTTTCTATGCGTCCTTTGCATGTTCCTATTCTTTCAACGAAAGAAGATTGATGGAAGGTAATTCCAAGATCATAAAGCTAATTAACCGGGACGAGTTCCTTCACCAAGGGGCTGTACATTTCATGCTTACTAGGTTTCAAAAAGGCTTAGATGATCCTGACATGACTGAAATCTTCAATAGTAACACCACATGGTTACGAGAGATGGTGGGAGAAGTTTATGAGCAAGAGTGTGATTGGTGTGATTTCCTGTTTAAAGATGGTAGCATGGTTGGATTGAATGCTAAGATACTTAAATCTTTTGTAGAGTATCAATGTAACACTTGTTTACTAAGTATTGGGTTAGAACCTCTAACAAGTTTGACCACTAACCCTCTACCTTGGATGGAAGCTTATACTAATGCAGATAAGACTCAGGTAGCTCCACAAGAATCTGAGATCAGTTCTTACTTAATCGGTGCTATTAACAAGAGTGTAGATAAAGAAGAGCTTAAGAGTTACAAACTATAAAGAGGAGAACCTATGTCGAAACGTTACATGCCAAAGAAGAAGTTTAAGAGGCTTATCGAGAAGTACACTAAAATCTTCCATAAGAAACTTAAGAAGAAAGGTATCAAGCCATCCCGTATTAATTAACCGATAGGAGGTATCATGTATGGACCTAACCAAACAGAAAGGTATACCAGATACGATACACTTAGAAGATTTAACGGATGAGGAGATCATAGAAGAACATTACTATCTGACGGAACAAGAACAAGTGTATTCTGATATGTTCAACTTGAAGTATCCAGCAATCTATGAACAAGATATACAACCTATTCTCAATATAGAAGATGCTAGGGATTTCTACACTCAGTATTATCTACCTGCAATAGTAGATATGAAAGGTACTGACGATGGAAGGTTATCCCCTGAAGAGATTAAGATTCTTAATGAGTCTGTCAAGCTAAGTATCCAAGCAATGGAGTTAGCTGACAGGATGGATAAGACAGATAACATTATAGAGTCTTTAGGTTTGAGAGATAAGCTAGGTGATAGGATGGAAGTGCTGGATGCAACCATACAAGGGAAGGTTATAAAAGAGTTGTTCAAGTTTATGGATTCTTAAGAAGATACTGAGCAAGGAAGCTCTTAAGATGTAGAGGTAATATATGTCAGATAGTGAGGTGATTGATCGTATGCGAGAACGTAATAAGAAGAGAAGCAGTAAGGGTAAGAGGAGAGAACTGATAGAGCAAGATTTAAATAAAGGGAAAGAAGGTAAACATAAGGTAGCTCCTCCAGTAGTTGCTAAGAATACCTTCCAGAAGGAGTTATTCAAGGCTTTAAAAGAGAAACAAGTTATCATATGCAATGCCCCGGCTGGCGTTGGTAAATCTTTCTGTGTGATGTCTCAGGTATCTGATTGGTATGTTGGTGGTGAAATACCAGATATCAAGATAGCTAGACCAGCAGTAGGTATGGGTAATTCCCTAGGTTTACTAAAAGGTACTCTCCAAGAAAAGTATGAACCTTATCTAATGCCTCTCATAGATGTAATCTGTAAGAGATACAGTAGAGGTGTTTACGAGACAGGTGTACGGAATGGTAATATCGAGCTACTTCCAGTTGAATACTTAAGAGGGAGAAACTTTGATGGTGTAGCTATTATAGATGAGGCTCAGAACCTAACACCAGAAGAGTGTTATTCTATACTTACTCGTGTAGGGGAATATGGAAAGCTTATTATGATAGGGGATCATACCCAGAATGACTTGAGTGGTAAATCTGGTATAGCTTGGGTAGAAGAGTTTATTGAAGATCACAACTTACAAGAGTTCGCTACAGTATTGAAAGCAACAAGTGATGATATAGTTAGAAGTGGCTTCTGTAAGGCAGTCGTGAAAGCTAAAGAATCTCAAATAGATTAATAACAGGAGTACATACATATGACACACTTATACACACAACAAGCAAGATCACCTTTCGTCAAGTCAACTCCTTTAGCTGTCAAGCATGAGGTAACTATTGAAGGACCTCTAGATGATGTAGAATTCTTTGTAGAAGAGATGGATACAATAGCTAGTGCTGGACCTGATGATGTAGTTATTATTACAGTTAATTCTGGTGGTGGTAGTCCTTTCGTAGCCTTTGCTATTAACGATGCTATCAATCAGTGTCAAGCACATGTGATTATGAAGGCAACTGGTCAGGTAGCTTCTGCTGCAACCTTAATCTTCTTTAATGAAGCTGATGAGTATTACTGTGATAAGGATACTGAGTTCTTATTCCATCAACCATCATACAATCTAGGTTATAGTAAACATTCAGAAAGTAAAGCATTTACAGATCACATTGATAAGGCTTCTAATAGGATCTACGATAGATACTACAAAGGTATATTACCAGATGACCTAATAGATAGAATCGCTAAAGGTTTGGAATGTTTTATGTTTGGTGATGAAGTGATGGAACTTCTACAGAAAGCTTCTCAATCAGAAGAGGGGCAAGAAGAACCTCAAGAGCTACCATCGTACGAAGAACTTATGAAGCTCAATAAGAAAGATATCCTAGCAGTGTTTGGAATTACACCCTCTGAAGAAAGTTCAGAAAAAGATTTGACATAGATGATTTAATATATTAATATAGCCACATAGATTTTATCAATTAGATAGCGTCTAGTGGCTATTTTTATTTGTAAGGAGTATTAAATGAATGTTTTGAGCCTATTTAACGGAGTTAGTTTCGGTATGATGGCATTAGAGAAGTCAGGCGTCAAAGTAGAGAAGTATTATTCTAGTGAGATAGATCCGTACGCTAATAAAGCTAGTAGTCTACTCTATCCCGATATCATACAATTAGGTGATGTAACTAAGTGGGTAGGATGGTGTATAGATTTTTCTGATATTGACTTACTTCTTGCAGGATTCCCTTGTCAGGCTTGGTCTGTAGGAGGTAAGCAGCAAGGGGATAATGACCCTAGAGGGGCTTTAGTACATGATTTACTAGCTATATGGCGTCATATAGACAATAAAAGATTAGTTGAAGGTAAACCCCCTGTGAAGTTTCTATTTGAGAATGTAAAAATGAAAAGAGACTTCCTAGAATACATCAATACTATGTTTAAGGTAGAACCTCATCTTATTAACAGTGCAGATGTCAGCGCTCAAAATCGTCAAAGATATTACTGGACAAATATTGAGGTCAACAGACCTCTAGAAGTAAAAGATATTAAGTTATCTGATATACTGGAAGAAGGTTGGTATGCCACAAGAGATAAAAGCTATTGCTTAGATGCGAACTATTACAAGGGTACTAATTTCAGAAGATACTTCTTTTGCGGGTCTAGGCAGCTTGCACTAAAAGAAGGATATACCCCTCCAGAGAACATGACAAAAGATAATGCCAATGATATAATGAGAGATGCTAAAGGTTTATGGCGAAAACTAACCCCGAAAGAATGTATGTTGTTACAAACTGTACCACCTCATTGTATGGAAACACTTTTAGAGTCAGATATAAGTGATTCTCAACTATACAAAATGATGGGTAATGGTTGGACAACAGATGTAATTTATCACTTCCTAAGAAATTTAAAACCTATAGGAGACAACTAATGAAGCACAACTTTAAACGTTCATACATTGAACTGGTGAAACTAGAGGGGGGTTTTACTTTACATACTAACCCTTCAGAAGAGACAGAGACCTACGCAGGTATCTACCGTAAAGCTAACCCTCAGTGGATTGGCTGGAGAGATATTGATGCAGGGAGAATACCAGATGAAGAACTTGTACACAACTTCTACAGAACATGGTATTGGGCGAAGTGTAAGTGTGATGATCTACCTACAGGGTTGGATTTCTCAGTGTTCCAGTTTGCAGTGGTGAGTGGTGTTAAGAACTCTGTAAAGACTCTACAAAGAGTGCTTGGCTTTGAAGGTAAGGCTGTAGATGGTATCATTGGTAAGGATACTCTAGGAGCTATCAAACTATGGGAGTCCTGTTCTGATAAGTTCAGAGAACTTACATGTTTACTAACTGGAGAGCATATTGATTACTACTATTCCCTACCAGAACACAAGCAAGAACTCTTCATAGATGGATGGCGTAACAGAGCTATCAAAGCAGATCGTATAGTTGATTCTATGTCAACCCCATTCTAAGGAGAAACCTGATGAGTTTGGAACTTATAGAGAAGATAGCTAAGATAGAAGGTCTTGAAGTGTTTATGTATTCAGAGGACCAGATGTTCGTAGAGGTGGGGGATAAGATTGTAGAGTATGATCCTATCAATGATAATGCTTTAAATCATCACCTACAAATTAAATACCAGATATGTGTAGACTTTAGAACAGAGAAGGTGTATACTTATAGGTATGGTGAGAGTTACAAGATAGCAAGTATACCTTTCCACGGTAATCCTAATAAGGCTATCTGCAAATGTATTGTAGAGAAGGAGACTAAAGATGTTAGATGACTTGTATGTATACACATATAGTAGTTTTAAGATGACACCAGATATGATTACACGTTATGCTGCTAATGGTCAACTAGGAGATTACCTAGAGAAGAATAATCTTGATGTGAACCAGATAGTATTACAACTTGAAGATCATCTTAAAGAAATGTATAAGGAAGAGATTGAAGATTTAAAGGCGGATGTAGAGACTTTAGAAACTATTATAGAAGGAGGACGCTAATGTCTAAGAGTTACAAACTTAAGAGAGCCTATACAATATTTAAACTACTAGGAGCTTTATCTATAGCAGGTATGTTCATCTACAAGCTGCTTGATATTTCCTACACAGGAGGAGGTACTGCATCGGATTTTGTTATCTTAGTTGTCTGCGGAGTATCATTAGTACATTACTCTCTCTCATACATGAAGGTTAACATGGAAAAGGAAGATGCTATGGAGAAGATTATCTCTATGGTGAAAGCTAATGAAGAACGTAGTAAGGCAAACCGTAAGATGATTGAACGTAACAATAAATTACTAAGAGGTACTCCTGATGACAAATAAGTCTAAAGCAAAGAAGAAAGAAATTAATTCTGTAGTAGTACCATACAATGCTTTCATAGATTTAGAGTTTAAGCCGCCAGCACGTTGTAAATGGTTCATTAAGATGGCTACAGGAGACTTCCTATTCATCCAACTTAGTAAGGATAAACGTAGAGAAGCACAAGCCTATGTAGATAAGAACTATGGTAGAGGTAAATATGTAGTACGACCAGTATAGGAGGCAGTATGAAGACACAATTGACGATAGAACAGTTCATGGACCTCCTAACTAAGTTCAAACCAGATGAGGAATTCTTCCAAGGAGTTTATAAGTGTGAACCCTATGTAGGGGACTTAAGTAATGTAACTCTTCTTATGAATGATGATGGTAGTCGGGGTATGGTCCATGAAGTATTTCAGATATTGAATGATGTAGTAGGTCAAACTGTATTGGACCCATACCATATGGAAAGAATCATTACAAAAGAGTGTAAATTGTACTTGTCTTATGAAGGTTGTTATGGTAAAGTTATTACAGGTTTGGAATTGACACCAAGGGGTTTGAACTTCAAGGTGGAGAGAGATATTTTTAATTGATACACGTTTCATGGAGGGCACATATGAAACATTTATTATTACCATTAGCAGCAGGTTTATTATACTTAGCATTGACCAACCCTGAGTCAGAGAACCAAGGAGCTTTGTGGGCTGTTACAGTGGCAGTGACAATACTCTACGTAACATTATTAGGGGGAGATACAAGACCTGTTGAGAAGTTTAATGATGATGAAGAGGACAGTGATGTAGCGTCTCACAAATAACGAGGTAAAGCTAGATGAATGTAGTGGATTGGATTATTACGGTAATAGGTGTAGTTGTACTGTTAGGTTTCGCAATAGGCTATCCTGTTATCTACTTTCATGCTAAGTTTGAAGAAATAACACATTACTGGTTGTGTATTGCTATGTGGAGTACTTTTATAGCATTCCTTATTAAGATTACATAGGTAGACTCTAATGACAGAAAAACCTAAAAAGAAGAAACAGAAAGTACACAAGTTTTTACACAACCGTCAAACACATGGGTATAGATCTTATAGAGAAAGGAAAGCCAGAGCAGAGTATATAATAGAACGTATGAAGTACTATGGGAAGGTTGCTCTTACAGCCTACCTCTGTACTATCATCCTTCCGTGGATCTATACAACATTCTTTATGTGAGGTTGGTATGACAAGTGAAAGCACTTATATGGTAAGACTAGTAGGTTGGATATCAGTAGCAGGGATTATTGGGTTAGCTATAATACTTTGTGTATTCTGAGGAGGATATTATGGTAGTTATGTTTGAAAAGGTTGGAGGAATGTTAATAGTCAAAGGAGATGATTGGTACGAGTATGCTAAGTACGTGGTTCTAGGAAGTATAGCTCAGTCAGAGGAAGATTCTTACTACTACTTTCAACCATCTGGGCACATCTTAGAATATAATCAGATGAAGAAGATATGTGAGAAGGTGTATGAACTAAATTATGCAGAGTTTATAGAACCTCTAGATATAACAAACCCAGAAGAACCTTCCTAGGATTGATTCTAAGAGGTTCTAGCTCTTAAGTAGTACCCTAGGTAGGTTAAGGTATAGAAAACCTCTTAGGATTGATTACAGGGAGGATTATAATTATCTTCATATACCTTCTCAGTGCATACTCTACGGAAGTCTATAAGAGTTCCATTTTTAGGGATACTCTTGTTGTAGATCTGTAGACGGTTAGATACGAGCAGGTTGGCTTCTGTAGAGAGGGCTATCTTCTCAGGTAGGTATTCAGATACCCACACTTCTAAGGTTTTACCTAGAAAGAAATCCCTATTAAGATAAGCACAACTGGAAGTGCCACTAACACAATGCTTCCATCTATTGTTCCTACCCTTACCGACATACCTTAACGTACCATCTACAATACATACGTACAAATAGTAATCCTTCTTACCTACCTCCCTTTTACGTTCTTCTCTTTTAAGTTTTTCTTCTTCATTCTGTTCCATTAAGTAGTTTAATCTTTCTAGGTCACATAGATCTTCAGGGAATGTCATTTTATTTAAATTTCTCTTGATATTAATTTTTAGATAGGTTAATATATGTACGTCATTAAATACAGGAGGATGTAACAACAGAATAGACATACATAAAGATAAGACGTAACGTTATAACACATTATATTTAATCTGTCAAGCTTAAACGAGGACTATTAATGAAATACTACGGTTACACTTATGAAGGGATCACATACTGGTTAGGACCAATCTCAAAGGATAATATGAGAAGAATGTATGACATCTTTAGACACAAATCAAGAACAACAGTAACAGAGAATGAAACTAATAAGATTATATCCTACATAGAAGCTAATAAGCTGATGGATATATATTACAGGAGATAACGAAATGATAGCAGTACTCACCATCATATACTTTCTATATATCTGTGTAGAATGTCATATGTACTTCACTAACAATCAGACAAGTAAAATAGTCCGTAATATGAGGGCACAGAACAAGGACAGGTACAAAGCTAATGTAATAGCTCGCACATGTACAGCATCTCTTACAGCAATTTCTTTAGAAGAATCTCTATTACAGGCTTTACTTTTGTTTGTAGTTGTTATAGACTTCTACATATACATTAAGCAATCACAAGTGAGATTAAAACTATGAAGAAATTACTAACAGCACAACGTAAAATGAGAGAAGCTTTAAAAGAAGAACTATTGAACTACCTATCAGATGATGAGATACCTGTGTTCAGTAGATGGGAAGCTTTCACACACGAAGAAACAGAACATGTATTAGACGAGGTAGAGATGGGGTTATCTTTAGGTATCTTCTCAGAATTGTTTAGTACAGAGTTGACAGAGTATGTATTAGGTATCCGCAAAGATGACGAACTCACCTATGAAGAAATACTTGAAATGTTGATAGACTATGCAGAGGAAGACTTTGCAGAGAGGGCAGCTAAGAGTAGTGGCGTGGAAGATATTGATGATCTTGAGTATGAGATTAAGAGGATTATCCTGTCACACGGGTATTATCACGTAAGCATCTAAGAGGAGAACGGATATGTGCAAACCTTCTGATAACATATTTAAGCGGTTATGGTATAAGAGACATGCAGGAGTTAGGCATACAGCCATCCTCGGGCAAAGTCTTTATGTAGTGTTTATTGTTGCAGTTACTTTATTGATACAGAGTTGGCTACCATTTCCGATTACTGCATCATTCTTCATCTGTGCGATAATCTCCATAGGCAGTATCGTAATAGGAACATACTTAGGAGTGTTCCTTAAAGCAGAACAAGTAGTTAACGATGCAAGAGAGTTCGTTAATGAGGATAAACGATGTATCATGGGATGCAAGATAACGTGTGAAGATTGGGAGGATCACCATATATGTACTTACGACTACACACATAATGCTCTACTGTTACCGTATAAGATAGCACAGATGGTGGCTAAGATAAGAAAGCTCCCTACATCACAGACACTCAACTTGAGGACACCTGTAGAGGTTATTATTAACAAGGATGCCCAACATTATACAATCACAGTAAGTTCCCCTTACGAGGCATACAAGAAAGTCGAGAAGTTTAAGAAAGGCGGAGAGTTAGAACGTTTAGGTTTTATTGAGAGAGGATTTGACAATGACAATTAAAACAACTAAAGTAATCTGCCACAGTATTTCTCTAAAAGATTACTGTATACTTGCTAATGAACATAACTTCATAGAGGTAATTAATTGGCGTAATGGAGAAGGTAAGGATATCACAATAAATAACTGTGGTGAAGAGAGAACATTCAAATTGACACATGGGGAGTTCCAAGCTCTTAGTGTGTTATTTAATTATGAAGGAGAATAAACATTAATGAAACTAACTAAGAAGACTATCCAACCAGAAAAGGAAGTGGAGATAGATATAGGCTTCCAATGCGACATGTGCGGTAAGATCTATAAAGAAGAAGACGGTTACGATTACTGCAAGACGAAAATAGAGCTTGACACAGGGACCTCTTATGGATATACTGGGAACTATGAAAAGTACAGTGTTGACCTATGCAGTGATTGCTTCAGTGGTCAGCTTGTAGAATGGTTTAAGAGTAAAGGTTGTAAGATTCAATATGAAGAAGATAGTTGGTAGAGGAGAAATAATATGATACAACATTGGCTATTATGGTTGGTAGGTACAACCCTTTTATGGTATTCTTTAAAGAAGTTCTTACCAGAAAAGGTATTCACCAAGATAGATAAACACAAAGGTTATATATTCATAGTATATACCTTCTTATCATTCTTAGTGATAGGCTCCCCTTATAGAATGGAAGCTACAGAACTCACTGGAGAGGTAAGATTCTCACAACCTTTCGATGATCTATCTGAAAAGGTTAATATTGAAAAGAAAGACTTGACACAAACTTTAGAAGAAGGTAAAATCAATCTCAGAAAACAACAAGAGGAGACACAAAATGAAGTCAACAATTAAACTTATCACAGCGGCTTTAGTAGCACTAACTCTGACAGGATGTGGGTTCTCAACTATCCCACCAGCACACAAAGGTAAGATCCTATCTACATCAGGGTATTCCCCAGAAGTGATTGAACCGGGTCGTCAGTGGATTGGATGGAATGAGAAACTTGTATTACTAGATACCTCAACAACAACATATAAGGAATCTATTAAAGTTATCTTAGCTGATAAGTTAACACTACATGTAGATATCCGATTTAGTGGACGTATCTCTGGATCTGATAAAGTTATTAATACTATGTTCAACGATATCAATGCTGGTCCAGATAAACGTATTGCTTTTGACGAAGTGTATAAGATTTATGGTCAGATGGTTATCCGTAACAAGACTCGTGAGATTATCAATCAATATAATGTAGACGAGGTACATAAGAATTATAAACGTATCGGACAAGATATTGCAGCTACAGTGACTAAAACACTTATGAGTACACCTTTAGAGATTTCTAACATAGCTCTTGGTAATGTACAATACCCTGAAGTGGTGACTGAAGCAGTGGAGATGAATGAGAAGCGTAGACTAGATATTGAGAAAGAGAAAGCCACACAAGCTATCGAACTTCTTAAACGTAAGAACCAACAAGCTTTAGCCTTAGCAGATTATGACATCCAGATTACAGAAGCTAAAGCTATTCGTGACAAGAATAAAATTATTGGCGAAGGTATTACCCCAGAACTTATTAAGCTTCGACAGTTAGATGTACAGGTTAAGATGGCAGAGGCTATGAGCAAACAAGGTAACAACTCAGTATTTGTACCTTATGAATCTCTACAGTCTACAGGTCTTAATAATAGAATCTATAATAGTAAGTAAATTTAATAGGACAAGGAAGTCTGATACATAGGAGAAAATGATATGAAAGATTTAGAGAAAGATACGGCAGAAGCTAAAAACTATAGCGCTATATTGATTGAGAAGTTTGTAAATAGCTTACCTTTCATTTTTGTAATAAGTCTGGCAACATTAACTGGGATTACACTTTTCACTACACTTTCTAAATGGCTGACTGGCAGTGTACCTTGGTTGTAAATACTTAGAGAGAACTACTAATGCAATATCTAATAAACCTTAGAATGTCCCTAGCCTTCAAGATTATGTCTCTAGGAGTATGGATCTTACCAGAGGAGTACTGTAATGAAGTGTTCCTTACAAATATGATCAAGATAGGGAAGATTAAAAATGTTAAAACTGAGGATACTGAACAATGAAGAATCAACTTTATAAATTCACAACTAAATGGTATGGAGATTATATAGAGAAAGAGACAGACCTGTGTAGTTTTACATTGAAAACTATATATGCTATGGTGAAGTTTGCATTAATTGCTAGTTTGGTCTTACAACCTCTAGTGTTTGGTCCTTTAGGATGGTACTTGAGGGTTTTAAATATACCTGTTGAGTTTGGGTACGCTTGGTATTTAGTTATTAATATGATGGCATTCACAATTGGAACTTTATTCGTATTAGGATTCCTCTGCCTAGAATGGATACCCAACACAGTGAGGGGTATTATATACAACTTAACATGTTCTAAGAAGATAACCTTCGAAGAGGACGATTAAGAGTAATCATCAAAACAGTGATTAGAATAACACGCATTAGATAACTAATGAAGAATATAATATGCAGGAGACCTTAATATGAATAGACAACAATACAACCTTTTAGATCAAGTTAAGTTTAAACACCTACAATGGTGTATCTATGAAGGTTCTAACGGATGGGATGATAAATACAAGAATGTAGGTAAAGATGTAGCCTTAATCTTCTTTATATCTACTGAAGAAGTCTTACACAATAGGAAATTCTTTAAATGTGGTTACTACATAGATAAATTCAAAACAATTACGTTAACATTTACATATGGCGACAAGAAAGAGGAATGGGTTCTGGACAATAACCTAAGTTATTCTGATATCTATTTTGCTATCAGGGGTATCATAAAAGAGGAACACGTCCCAAAGGAGTTAGCTAAAGACTTCGGAAATGTGTTGCACAACCTAATAACTTTATTTGATACCTATATGGATGATACCTCTTTACAAGGATTTGAGAATGATGTAGAATCGCACCCATTATTAAAATAGTGGAGGAGGAAGATGTGGACAAGATTAAAGTAAAATTCGAAGATAGGATTTATACAGTATCTGCACACCATGAGTGGTTGGCAATAGATAGAGATGGATCGGTATTCTCTTATGATATTATACCCTACACTGTAGATTCTCAAGCGAATTGGGATAATAATAGCGAGCAGGAATATTTAGCGAGTATCTGTAAAATAATACCTGATTGGGAAGAAACCTTAACAAAGATAACAGAAGATATGATCATAAAAGATACTCCTAAAGAAGACACCTCTAGCGATCAACCCTCTAAAGAGAAAACCTATAGAGGCATCCTAACTAAAGATTACATCTTAGACAAAGCTATTGAGATAAAAGGTGAAGATGTATACAAAGCAGAGAAACTGTTTAAGTTATTTAATATCTCTACACCAGAAGTATCTGTATCTGGTGACACTATGTTGCTAACTTACAAAGATAATGGCTCTGGCAGGCTAATATCTTTGGCAGGGTTTTGCTTTAAGACTCTACACAGGTTGTCAGAAGTAGAAATCCTTAGTGTAGAAATATCTATCCCTTCATGCAAAGTACTAGTGAGGATTCCAAATGAATAAACGTGTAGATAACCTAATGTATAAGACATCCTACAACAGAGATGTCAATAAGAAGCTAGACTTGCAAGGTGATGTTGAGAAGTTGCAGTGGGAGATTAAGGAACTTAACTCGCAGAAGAGTAACCTACGGTACGAATTAAAATCTTTAGAGAAAAGTAAGGAAGAATACCTAGCTGAACGGTATAAGGAACGTGAAAAGGAAACCCTTCTGCTAGAAGACTACGAAGAAGAGATTAAGAGGTTAGCTTATAGATTGAGTGAACTAGATGAAATTAAAGGCGGTAGAATGGTAAGCTTTTCCCAGAGCTATTATGAAGAACTTAGAGCTGTTAAGACAAGACTAAAAGAACTTCAAGAGAAATTCTCTAGAGTGTCTATACCTATAGGAGAACTCAGTAGGTATTCTAACTTCTGTATAACAGGTAAGATACTTAAGATGTCTCATAAGATAGATGAGCTTACTAAAGAAAGAGAAAAAGAAGACGCCAAACTAAGATGGCAACAGAAAGAACTACGAGAGACAGAACAGAAATACAAAAAGGTTATCCACCAAGATAGAGAAACTATATTGCGATGGACCATAGTAGGTGCTATCCTTGGGGCTTTACTAACAGGGTTGTTAACATGACTAAGATGATAATCTTTGAAGGAAACACTGTAAGGTTAGATAACAACAGCATAAATGACCTAGAAATTGCCCTGAAGGTACAAGACTTAGAAGGTTTTATTGTTAAGCATATAAACCTGCAAGAGAGATTCTATGTACTTAGCACAGAACACATATTGCACGAAGGATGTATACTTAGCGTTATATCTAACTGGGTTTACTTTAAAGATAAAAACCTCAAGAAGTACGCGGAAACTAGTAGACTATCTTGTTGAAATTTAGTAAGATAGTATATTAAATAAGTAACTTAAAAGAGGGTGTTTAACAATGACTAAGATGATCCTTATCGGTATAGTCATTTAGTGAGGGTTGAATGATTAAAATAGAGAAAGAAGGTAGTATGTATAAAGCTTACCATACGGAATACAAGAGCGTTAAACCCGTATACCGTAAAACAGAATTTAATGCAGAGTTAGTTTTTGGTTTCAGGCTGGCACGATATAAAGCACATCTGGCGAGTATAGAGGAACTTAAAAAATTGTTACACTTATACCCAAAACTAGCTAAAGATGTTTTGGAAGAGATTGGAGATACTAGTGAAAACTTGGTACTTGAAGAAAGAGCAGGATGGTGGACTGACGAGAAACCTAATGATTGATCCCCACTACTGAAGAATAAACCATGTAAGATGGTAATCTGTTAAATTAATCACCAATGAGAGTGATTATTAAGAATATAATTAAGTAATACATAAGAGAGGAACTAAGATGAAAGATAATAAGATTAAGACAGAGGCAGAAAAGAATCTAGAAGCTCACGAATTCATATATTGCCATGAAGGCGGTTACTATTTCTCAGAGAACGAGCAATATAACTTCAGCAGAAATACTAACTATAAACGTGATGGTGATATAGAATCTTGGGAATTTCAAGATGGGTCTAAAATATATAAGACCGCAGGAAGATTCACAGTTGAAGAAATACCTAAACCCTCTAAAACGTGGGGTATCCCTACTTTTAAGGGTATGGAGAAGACTCAAGCATATGGCGCATTATGTACAGAGTGTTTTAAACAAGAGGATGATAATCTTTTCACAGCTCTACATTGTAATGTTTACTGGTTTCCACCTTATATTAAACAATATGAAAGAGAAGGGAGTATAGAAGTCTGGTTGTGTGAAGATATGTCTATTATAGAAAAACATGGTAGATTGTTTTATGTTAGAGAGCTAGGAGAAGGTCTTAGGTGGGTACAAGCTTAATATATTTAATAGAGGAGAAAACGATGGAAGTGTGTAAACAACAAAAAGCTATAGACCTAATAAACTCTGGTGAGAATATCTTCTTAACTGGAGCTGGAGGTGTTGGTAAAAGTTATGTAATCAAACAAGTAACTACAGATAATACCTTATTGTTAGCACCAACAGGTATAGCAGCTCTAAATATTGGAGGTAGTACATGTCATAAAGTTTTCAAACTACCTCTAGGTTTACCCACAGAGAAAGATAAGAAATTTATACACAAGGACCTAAAGAGTCTATTCTCAGGTAATAAAGTAACACGTATCATTATTGATGAAGTAGGTATGCTACGAACTGATGTACTAGAACTTATCAATACTCGACTTCAGAAGGTGAAAGGTAATAAACTCCCTTTTGGTGGTATCCAGATGGTATTAGTCGGTGACTTCTTCCAGCTAGAACCTATTGTGAACTATCAAGAACGTACACGGTTCAATGCACTGTATGAATCACCTTTCTGTTTCTCTAGTGAAGTGTTTGCAGACTTCCATACAATAGAACTAACTAAAGTGTATCGTCAAGAGGATGAACGGCAAGTAAAAATATTAGAAGCATTACGTAAAGGTACAAACTATAAAGAGGAAGCTCTACAGTGTATCATACAAGAAGCAGCACCCTATGACCAGACACAAGATAAACTCCATCTATGCGCTTATAAGAAAGATGCTGAGAAAGTTAACCAATACTGGGCTAATAAACTTAAAGGTAAAACACATACATTCAGAGCTAAATTAGGCGGTAAGAAAGCTACATGGTCAGAAGCACCAGTACCATTAGAAGTGAAACTCAAAGTAGGGAGTAAAGTAATTATATGTGCTAATAGTCCTGATGAAAGTTATGTCAATGGTGATAGAGGTACTGTAACCAACATATCTAAAACATTTGTCACTGTGAAGCTCCTAGACGGAAGAGAAGTGGAAGTAGATGAATTCACATGGGAGAAATACGGATACAAAGGAACTGGTAAAGGCTTCACGAAGATGGTTGAATCTTCTATGGCACAAATACCATTGGCACTAGGTTGGGCGATATCTATTCACAAATCTCAAGGAATGACTTTAGAGGATGTAGTATTAGATACTGGTAAAGGTTGTTTCTCACATGGTCAACTATATGTAGCCCTGTCACGTATTAAGGACCTAAGAAGGTTATCTCTAACTAAACCAATAGAACTTAGAGAACTAATCGTTAAACAAGAAGTGAAAGACTTCTACAACAAGATAGAACATGCAGAGAGATTACATGAAGAAACAATCTGATATAGATAATATAGTAGAGCAACTTAAAAATGAAACCTTTGAATTACATGAAGTGGTAGATAAACTATTGCACCTACAAGGATGTAACGTAGATATGAAGAAAGCCTTTACTATATCTAATATGGTGGCTGGCAAGGCAAAAGATAATATAACATCACAAGAAGACTATGTACAGAAAGAATACATAAGCTATGAACTACAGTTTGCAGCATACACCTATATACTAGACTGCGGAGCCACACCAGAAGAAGCACTAATGTATTCCACCTCACTAGACCTTCCCAACGGTGTACCAGAAGGAATGGACCCAGAAGAGTTCATACAAGCAGTGAAGAACCGTAAAAGCTTCCACAATAAGAAAGTAGTACAAGCAGCAGATGACCACAAGGAACAGCAGAAGATGGATAAGAATAGAACACTGTGTAAGAAAGTCCTTAGAGAAGCATCATCTCCAAATGCACAACTAAGAGCTTTACATAAACAGAAAACTCTAAGCGATATCCTAGAAGGTTTGAAAGAAAAGAGTGAGATACAAGAAAATAAAATATCCAACCTAGAGGCTAAAACATCCTCCACTGAACTAGATATAAAATATCTACACGAGATGCAAGGACTAGAAGGTATACCACCTAAAGAGAAAGCCTCCAAGCTTAAAGCAGATGGTCACACTCAGAAGGTTATAGCTGAAGCTGTAGGTGTAAGTCTCCCCACTATAAAACGTTGGTGGAAGTCCTTGTAAAGTCTCTTAAGAAAAATGATACCTAAATGATACCCTGAGAAGTCTCTTTTTTACTATAAAGACTATAAAGAAAAACTTCTTAGGGCTACCAACAAGATAATGTACCTGATATAGTACCACTATAAATAGTATAGAACATATATAAGAGAAAATAAATACATGAAAGAACTAAATTCTAAAATAGAACACTTCCTTACACTGAACTACCCTTTAACAAATAACCGTTATAAAATATCTAATCTAGGAAGAGTCTGGGACTGTAAATCCAATAGATTTGTATCACATGTACTAACTGGAAAGCCTTCTTACTTCTATGTGAACCTAACACTATCTAATAATAAAAGAGTTCTTAGAAGAGTGCATAACTTAATGGCTAAAACCTTTATAGAGAATCCTGAAGATAAACCTATAGTAGATCATATAGACCGTAATAGATATAATAACTCTTTACCAAACCTTAGATGGGCTACTAGAAAAGAGAACGCTAGAAACTTACATCTTAACGTATACTATAAAGGACAACTACTATTAGACTACTGTAAAAGTAAATACCCAGAAGATAGCAGTGCTTTTAGTTACATCAATCAAAAGAAGAACCTTCAAAATATCTCTATAGAAGATGCTGAAGCATTATACTTAGAGAGTAGAGCTGGTGAAGATATGAGAACTGTAACTGTGAATAATAAAAATATCCGCCTTAAACATTATGCTGAAATATTAGATACAACCATATCAGAAATATCAACACTAAAAAATAATAACATATCTTATACTCTACTAGCTGAAGGACTTATTCTTAATAAGAAATATCTACATAGTTTGAAACCTGTATCAGAACTCCGTATGGAACAATCTATAGAGGTCTACGGTAAATGGTATCCCTCTCAAAGAGAACTATGTAGATGTTATGATATTAGTGAACATACTTTTAGAGAAAGACTTAAAAGAGGTATGAGTATACATGAAGCACTACACCATGAACATATAAAGGCTTATGAAGCAATCTTAAATGGTAAAACTGTTACAGGAACTATTAGAGAATTGAGTGATATGTTTGGCATCCGTTATGAAATGGTATCTGACAGGATTAACAATAAAAAGATGTCCTTACAAGAAGCTTTAACAGGTAGTCGTAAAAAGTTTATGAAGTATAAAATAAATGGGGAGTTAGTACCTAAGAAGGACCTAATTTTAAAGTATCTACCAAATATTGATACTAAAACTTTTAATAGTAAACATTCTGTATTCCTTAAACGTTACAATCTTAAAGGTATCTCTGGTAATGTGGAAGGGTTGAGGATGACTTTTGAATTCTTTGGTGTGAAGGACATACCTGAAGATATTGAACCTTTTTAGTATACTTTAGAAGATTAGCTTTAGAGGGTTTCTGATTAGGGTGGGACTGTAAATGGGTCTAGCACCACTTAATCCAACCCCAGCCCACTATATATTTTTACAGCACAATATAGAAATATCGAAGCAGACCATCCTACAAAGACCCCCCCAGAGGACCACCTCAGAAGCCCCCCAAGAAGATATCTTTTAAAGGTTAACCCATATAGTTGCTATCTTTCAAGTCTTCCTCTGAAGCGTTTTCCTCTACCCAGTTCTCATATTCTACTAGTTCCTTTTTAGTTTTAGCTGTATCTCCAGAATCACCATCAAAGTCACCTTCATAGTTAACACACCATTTATGACCCCATGAACATTCCTCTAGTCTGGATATTGTTATTACTTGTCCGTCTTTACGTGTAGCCTGATAGTCGCCGCTAGGAAGTCTTGAAAATTTCATATACTGTTACCTTATACAGTGGTTAGCTAAAGCGGTATTGCCTTAGCTGGTGTATTCATTATGGGGGATAACCTCTGATAAGTCAAGCCCCTAAGTGAAATAAATATTACTTAACAATCTCTAAAAATTTGACTCTAAGTTTAGCCAGTGAGATAGCCTTTTTAGCTGCTACTGTATTGATAGCGCCCATTTGATAGATTAAGCAATGCAAGCTTACAACGTCTTTTCTACTTTTGATATATTCTTCTGCTAAACCTGATTCATTGTTTTTTAAAGTGTTTAATACAGTAGAAAGTTTCATAACTGTTCACCTTTACAGTGGTTAATGCCTTGGGGTTGTTCCCTTAGCTGGTGTATTCATTATGGGGTATAACCTTTAAAAGATCCAATAAAAGATCAACTATTTTAATACAAGATAGTTATATACATATACTAAAACCTATATAAGCTGTAATCCTTCCTGTAAGCCATCCTAAGCGGTTTTCTCTAAAAGTGATACTATGACAGCCAGAACAAGAGATCTCAATTTTCACTATAATAGTGCAAAATGATCATTCACCAAATGAATAATGGTAGACACTAATACATAACTAAAATCAATACATTCTATATAACATTCTCATATACTATATAACTATGATATCATCATAACCCTTTGACAGACTCATCTTAATAGTGTTCTATTAATAGGGTATTCTTAATAGGTCTACCTTAATAGTAC